AAAAATTGAAGTTAAAACTAGAAAGGTGACTCCACCTCATTCTAAATCACAAGTCCATTCGGACAAAACAAAATACGATAGGAAGACAAGTCTTAAGTTAGATGTCTTACGACATACCGACTGTTAAGTAAGAATAGGGTTCAATAGATTTACAGTTGAACCACCATCACTTGCCTTCTGTGAGTAACTTTGTATCACAGTCGAATTACTATCCTGAGAGATCACGTTGGATGTGTTGGCCATGGCAACTTGAGTAGCAGTCTGCTTCTGATCATCTAGATTAACTTGTCCATCGGCAAGAGCTTTTGCAGAGTTGGGGTCAACCTTCTTAATACTTGCAGCTGCATCATCTAGAATCTTTTGAGAGTTACCCTCACCATCCATAATCATTTCAGCTGACCCAGTAGCAATAGCATCTCCTGCTTTTCCACCTAGATATCCACCGATGACTGCTCCCAGTATTCCACCAATAAAGGTTCCAACAACTGGGACAACACTACCCAATGCAGCTCCAGCTGCAGCTCCAGTTGTTGCACCTGCTAATGCACCAGTACCTTTACCAACTGAACCAGCTAAGTTTGCTTTAAATGCACTCTTTAATCCTTCGAACTCTTCATCCGTGTACTCACGTTCTTCACCAGTCTTGTCATCCTTCTTCATTAGAGTTCCGTTTTTACGAGCTTCTTCTAGGTCACCCATCTTATCAAACTGATCAAATCCATCCATACCAGTTTCTACGGCTGCCCCGATTATAGGAAGTTTCTTAACAACACCTTTTGCTAATGCCTTGAGACCACCAAAGAACCCTGAAGATTTGGTTGCAACCTTAGCCACTTCCTTGATGACTCCATCACCTTCTTTTATAAACTGACCGCCAATGGCCTTACCAGTCTTAGGGTCTATTGCCCCTTTTGGTTGACGTAGTTGTACTTTTGGTTTTGTAGGGTCTGTTACTTTCGGTACTGCATTCTTCGGTTTAAGTCCCAATCCTTTTCTGACTGTTGCCATACCACTACTGATTAACTTTCCTGAGCTCTTTAACATTGTACCGATAGATTTAAAACCCTGTTTAATTCCAGCACCAACACCTGCAAATTCAAATCTTTCTAATGCTTCTTTGATGAGAAAGAATGCAGCTCCAATAGCAATAAGGGGTAGGAGTATTCCTGCCATTACCATGACCAGGCCTAATGTTAAACCAGCTAACATTTTAGTTAACTTCCCTCCGATTGAACTCTGTATGACTGCATTCTTCATCATACCTTTAGTAGATTCATCGGTAGACTCTACAAGAGAATCATTTGCATCTTCTTGGTTTTCAGCACCACCAACAAGAGAGTTGAACGCACCAGTGGTAGCACCTTTTAGTTTTCCGAACCCATCAGCAATAGATGAACCTAAATCCTTCATTGCATTAAACTGTTTCGTTGCAGCGTCAAGGGGAGTTGCAATATCAATTAGTCCACCAGTCAGAGTTTTTATACTTCCTGTGAATTTGTCGAACCCCCCACTTTTGGAGGTCTCAACTAAGTCGTCATTAAGTTTTTCACGTCTAATGTTTTCAGCATCGGTTGCTTTTTCTAGATTCGCCGTATGTTCTTCGGTGATTTTAACTTGTTTTTCAATTTCACTATTGGACAAGTCTCGTATGGATTGTTCTTTTGTTGTTATTTCTTGTAGGTTCTGTCCTAGTTCCTTTTCGGTTATTAGTCTTGCTTCGACTACATCGAGTCCACCATCTACTAGTTTCTGTTCCCTATCTCTTATCTCTTTGTCCTCTCCAAGTAGACGGGCAAGTTCTACATTAGACTCACGTGCAGATATCACGGCCGTGTTCTGATCTTGAAGTAGTTTTTCTTGTGCCTCTAATGATGCTTCAATAGCTGCATTGGCTTGAGCTTTAAGACCTTGTTGCTTTTGCATCTCTCCGTCACTATTAATGGCCTTCCAAGCTTGCGTTACTTTCCTTGCAGCTAAGGCACTACTAAAACTTTCCTTACCATTTGCTAACAATCCTGCAACAGTTACTTGAAGTTGTTTATCAGTAGACCCCATCTTCTCCACAAGATTTTTTAATGAATTGGATAAGGGTTTCGTTGCCTCAGTAACTTCTTCGTTTGCTTTCCTTTGCTTAGCTGCAGCTGCTAAATTTTTAGCAGAGTCTGCTTCTCGTTTAGCTTGTAGTCTTTTGTCTTCCGAAGTGGCCATTTCTTTCTCTTATTTATTTTCCACCAAAAGCTTTACCAGCTTCTGATATTCCGAATGCACCTAGTGTTACTACAACGAATGATGTGTAGATAGTCTCAGATACCTTTAAGTCCATATCAAATGCTAACGCAGTTATTAAGTCGGTTAGTCCAAATACTGTCATTAAGAAAAACGAGATAAACCCGATGATTGCCTTTTCATTAATGTCATTATCGTCTAAGAACAAATCCATAAACTTTCGTTTAGGGGGAGCAAGCTGATTCCGTGCCTTGATAGCATCCTCTTTCATCTCCTTAATTGTATCTTCTTGTTCATCCAGTTTCTCGATAAGTGCCATGTACTTATCTAAGTCTATCTCGACTTCGTTACTCGAATGGTCTTCTTTTTCTTCCGTCATTTTCTAATCCTCTATATAATAAAATTAATAAAATCACTTCACGAAAACATAATGTATCACATAATCTAGGTTCTATTCCGTTCCTTCTGTCGTTCTGCTTCTTCTTCCAACCATTGTAGGAGAAGACTCATATATATCTCTCTTTCCCAAGGCATCATATTATCCAACTCTGTTAATGAATACTTATGATGTTGCATTAACTGGAAGTTGGTGTTATAATAATTCACCAAGCTTTCATGGGAAAGAGCTATTAAAAAAAACTAGCTAGTCCTTTCAGTATTGACGACTGTTGTTGACCACAGCTGTCACATTTAAACTCTACTTCTTTTTGAATAGTAGGGATACTTTCAAAATACCCACTTAACAATTCTAACTGGTCTAGTGTTAAGTTTTCAATAAACTCCACTATCTCAGTATCAGATATATCGTTTGCTTCATATACGGATTCTTCATCATAGATGCTTTCAATTCCGAATTTCAACAGTTCAATTATCTTATCCCCATCATCTTTCTTTTGGTCAACCATAGCAAGTTGTCGAGTGGTTGGGAATCGAAGAGTAACACCTAGTGTCTCATTCAATTCAAACCTGTTATCAACAACAACAGCTTCTGCAACTTCCACAGTACTCAAGTCTACACTTGTTGAACCACTTCCATTACAATCCGTCTCTCTGCAGTAAAGAGAAATCGTAACCGATTCTCCTACCGACTTAGCTCGTATCTGTAAAAATAAATACTCTAAATCAAATATTGGTAGTTCATCGGAATTTACTTTTCCGTCTGTAACTGCTGTAACCAACTGTTTAATTGCTTCGAGAATTTCTAAGTTATCTTCACTCTCTTTTGCAATCAATAAATACTTCTGTTCTTTAACAAGAAATGGCCTGTATTCAACGACCTTTCCTCCACTTAATTCGCACTTAAACTTAGGTGCTTTTTGGATTGGTAATCCCATAATCTACTCCATATTGTAATTAACCATTGCCACCAAGGAGTGTTTGTAACCTTGTGGCAGTACCGTCTAGTTTGTTCACCTTATCTAAGAATTTTTTTGACTTCTTATTAAATCGTGAACCCACTTTTAGTCCTTCTTGAAGAGCATCTAATACTCTTCTACCTTTATTTAGTGCAGACAACTTAGGTGCAGGAACATACTTGCTTTCCCATGTTCTAAAATTGAATGTCACTGAAAATTTTAATATATCTGCAGACTCAGTAGATAACTCCATCTTCTCAAAGGAGACTGGATATGCTTCATGTATAGTGTACTCCAGTGAGGTCTTATCATCCTTTCTTAAGGTATTGATATGCACTGTTCCAATATAATCGTTGTAGAACTTCATAATAGGGTGTATACTATTACCCCTTTCAACATCTACTCCAGCACCACCGTATATCTCACTCTGCCATGCTTCAATTATGAACCGATCTGCAAAAGATGTATCACAAATGAATGACATTGTCATTTCACCACCATCGTCTGTTACTACACCGTTTGGAAGATTTCTAGTCATTCCATATTCAGACCAAGCTTGGGTTTCGAGTTTACGGCCTGGTAAAGAACATGTCTCTACTCTAAGAGCGTCAATGGCTGTACCAAAGAGTTTGGGACAATGAATGGATACAGAGAACATATTTGCTCTTGCACCAGTGTCAAAATTGTATTTGATTTCGTCTATACTTGCCATTAGAATTGTTTCCTGCTGTCGGCGTACACCGTGTTAACGTTAAATTTCTTAAATTGTGCAGTTGGTAACATGGACACTACACTCCAGTGTGATGGGTTAACCAATCTAACTTGACCCTTTATATGAGTGGTCAAATATCTTTTGATACAGGGTTTTGCATATCTCAATCCTGCAACACTTTGAATTAAGTCATAGGATAACCGAAACCTTGCTTCGTCCCCCATCTCTTCATTTTCTACTATAGTGTATAACTCCTCTAACAGTAACACTCTAAATTTAGGTGCAATGTAATGAAGGTTTATTCCATAGAACCCATTGTCAGTGAAATCAAATGGAATCACTAGGGGGAATCTATCAAAGTACGGCATTACATCACCGTATTTTGCATCGTACATAAACATGTACATACTACCGAGGATTGCATTAGGAACACTCTGTCCCTCTTTTAATATCCTACTAGGTTTTCTAAATTGACCTCTAGTCATTTCAGATACCGACTCTCTAAACCACTCTAGACTTTCCCCTCTAGTTGGTGCAGTGTCAGTATTAAGTATATTGGTGAATAGTCCCATACATTCTATTTATGGTTTTATGTCAAGTGGTCTTCAGTTAATATTCTAAAAGTTAACCCACGGTCTTTACAGTAATCCTCAGCAGCTTTGAACTTTGCTTGATTGACTGCATAGGTAGTGATCTCAGTGAGATATCTCTTAGTCTTTCTCTGTTGAGGTTTGGGTGGTAGACACTGTCTCTTGGGTTTAACCTCTACGATCTCACGGACGACCTTACCGTTGGTCTGTTGCATCTTAATATAGAAGTCAGGGAAGTATCTATGCACTCTCTTGTCTACAGGAGATATATAAGGTATGACTATTTCTTCGGAGTTCCATTCAATGATGGCACTGTTATTGTCACAGTAACGCATGAAAGTTCTCTCCCATAAAGACCGATAGAATATCTTTGTGGGGTCTCCTTTGTACTTTTTATAGTTCTTTGGTTTGAACTTACCTTTGTATGACATAAATAGAAGTGAACATAATTAATTACTACTATTTATAGAGATTCTAAATGGCCTCACTCAACAAAATACTTAATAAGATAAACAAAGCAAAGTCTGCGATCAACTCGATTAAGGGTATCTCCAGTAAGTTGAAGAGTTT